CCCACTAAATGTGTTTGAACCAGTAGTTACCAATCCATTAAATCTACTATTAAATGATGATGATATTGAAGAAAATGAACTACTTAATGTATATCTTGTATCGTATGATGATGTTAATTGAGATGAACCACTAATAGTTCCGGATGGGAATGATGTTTTTGAATTTAATTCTACTGCCGTTAAAGTAGGGCCCATTGACTCACCAAAATCAAAAAGACCTGAAATACCACTAACAGTTCTCATACTATATGTATAAGTTCCAGCTGATGCGGTATCTATTACATTTAAACAATATGGAACATTTAGGTTTGAACTATTTTCAACTTGGACAATATTTCCAATTGCAGTTTCATCTCTATAAATTTGTAATCTAGTCCAAGATGAAACATTTACTGGGTTTGCATCACCGGTCACCATAATTTGAACTGGGTTACCTGTTGTTGTTATGTTTTCACTTATTATTGTTACACCCGTTGATGTAACTCCGGTAACTCTACTACCCAATTTTTGAACATAGTTTACACTTCCACTTATGATTGATGCTTCTAATGTATCTAATCTACTATCTACCGAAGAACTTAATGTTGTAAATGAAGATGTAGTTACCAATGAACCTGTATCTATGGTTGTTGACGAACTTATAAATCCAAATGCAGTTATTTGTGCAGATGAACTTACTAAATTTGAAGGTAATGGTTGAACACTACCACTCAATGTATATCTTGTATCGTATGATGATGTCAATTGAGATGAAGAACTTATTGCTCCACTTAATGATGTCAAAAATGAACCCGTTTCACTTTCAGTAATCCAACTACCACTTACACTCTCAATTGTGTTTAATCTATCCACTAATGATGATGTAGATTGTGATGCCGTATATGAATTGAAAGATGATGTAATTATAAAATGGTCATCTCCAAATTCTTTTAAATTTAAAGAATGTATCAATGTTCCAAAAACATATGAGTTATGACTTCCCGTAAAAGAAACCGTCAATCTGTCGTTGTCTGCAGATTTCCAAAGTCTTGCCATTTCATTACCATAAGTATCTTGCCAGATAATATCACCAGACCCACTAATACCATCATCACCAGGACCTCTTAATATTAAATTAGAACTCGATATCATTGTAATATTTCCGGTGAATGTATTTGAACCGGTTGTTGCGAATGTAGTAAAATCAACCGTTCCAACACTACCACTAATAACATTAAATGATTGTGATATTGAATTGAAAGATTGTGTTAAACTATTGAATGAATTTATAGTAGTGTATGAACCCGTTACAAATCCTAAATCTGAAATTTGTGAAGAACCACTTATAGTTCCACTTGCAACCGATGCCGTAAATGATTGAGTATAAGAATTGAAAGATGATGTAGATAATTTTGTATCTAATGTATTACTTAATGCATTAGTTACTAAGTCCGTTGCAAATGCACCATCCAATGAAGATGTTAAATTATTTATAGAAATTTTATATGTTGTACTACCTGAAATACCAAGTACAAAAGTTGTATCTAATGTAGCAACATTTAATGCGGGTAATTCGGATATTTTTTTTCTTGAGTTTGCCATTTATTATATTATTATGTCTAAACCACTTTCGGTTATTATTATTGAGTCATCTTCGGTTGCAACTGGTACATCCACCAATTTTCCCATAACATAAATATCATTTATAGTTACATTATCGTAATCTATGTATTGTTCGTTTAATGTTATTACTACATCATTTCCAACTTCTTTGACTGTATAGTTTCCTGGAATATGTAAACCAAATACCAATACTTCAAAATTATTAGGTGATGCTCCTTCGGTTCCGTAATCTAATGTAACATTGTATATTGTTAATGTATTTAAATTATTATCAAATTCATCAATTACTCTTTGGTTGTATCTTGCACTATTTTCTAATATCTCTTGATAAAAATCCGATATTTTTGTTTTGTTATTTACTAATTTTATTGGATTTGGATTGGAACGGGTTTTGGATTGAAATTTAGTATTAGTTGGAATTTCAATATTTAACAAACTTCCAGTCAAATCATTATTAGTAAGATTATTAATATTAACCTTTGGAACAACTTTATTAAGTTTTCTACTATTTGAATTAAATTGTTTAAGCATATTCTTCTATATCTCCTTCTATTTGAATATAATCATCACTATCTAAAATAAATTGAAAATTATTTTTTATAAATTTAATTAATAAACCATTTCCACCATCTTCTACTATATAATCTCTTGGACTTATACTTTGTGTGTTAATGTAAATCTTTAATCTATCTTGTGTAGTTCTATATTGAATTTCTCTTAATATATCTACAAATCTCCAACCAGTAGCTTCCCAAATTGAATAAGTAGAATTTGTTAAATCTTTTGGACTTAAATTTGTTTTACCAGGATTTCTACTGATTTTTTGTGTGATATCTAATAAACTTCTTTTCATTATACAATATCAATAAATTTACCTGTAATAGTAATTTCATCACCACTATCTACTGAAAATCCAGGAGACAATGCCAATGTTAATGTATTGTTTGTATATGATGTTATTGTAAAATGCGTCGTTTGATAATACCTAACACCATTTATATATAATTTAATATCGTAAGAATTTCCCTCATAAGTTAATCCAGAAGTAATTACTCCGGATAATTGTGCAGGTGCTTGTATTAATTTTACTCCTGTGAATGTTGCTATATTAATTCCACCATCTACGATTTTACTATTATTTAAAGATAAGAAATCAATTAAGTCTTTGTTATCATAATATGCCGATGGTGTTGTTAATAACCCTTCCAATCTACCATTTCCGGTTACATCCACTTCGGTAGACATTACGACACGTTTAGTAGAGAATGATTTTTTAATAGTATTTTGTCCATCAAACTTTTCAGGAAGTAAATATGCTTTAACTGCCAATGAAAATTCAATTCTATTTATTCTTTCAGTCCCTTCTCCTACTTCATTTATAACTTCAAAATCGGACAAACTTACTTTAAATTTAAACTTATCTTTGTCTCCCCAAAAACTTCCTGCAAATTGTAATTGTTCTATTACCTTATTCAAATGTTCGGTATATGATGTCCAAGCCATACATTGATAACTAACCTCTACATATTGCGGCATGGTTATATTGTATAATTCATATTTAGGCTTTACACTTGTACCCATTAAACTAAACCTGTCGTATCTATTATCTTTTGAATACTTTGTTACCGTTGGATATGATACATGTCTATTTAACATAGGCATAGATTCGTCTTTTGTAATTGAGTTTCTACGAATCATCATCAATGGTAATTGTATTCTACCTTTGTTATCTCTGAAAATACCATCTCTTTGTGCACCCTTCCATCTTTCCGAATTACCATATATAACTGGAATTTTTAATGCCTTACCATTATCGTCTAAAGTTGGTAATGCAGTATCTTCCAAATAAGACATCATTGCATAATCTATATCAAAAAGAGATACACTCTGTTTCAAGTCTTGTTTTGTAACTTTAACTTGCTCTGCTCTATTTAGATTTTCTCTAAGTGGGTTTGTAGACATATTATTTTATTCTTTCTTCTATGTTTAAGGCCGATTTTCTTACCATAAATGTAGAACATACAACACTAAAATTATTAGATGGTAATCCACCTACAAATTGTACTTCGGTTGTATTATCGATTTCATAATAAGATTGGTCAAAGAAAATAATATCACCAATTTCTGGATATGTATTTTTTTCCTCTAACATCCATCTATCAAATCTAAATTCTACATTTTGTGATGTATCTGCACCAAATCCTTCATATCCTGCAGTTTGGCCAGATTTATTTATTAAAACATTCAATTCTACTCCTGGATACCATGTCTTATTTGTAGCTTCACCATATAGGTTTATTTTAGTTTCATTTAAATTTACTTTAAACAAAACTGCAATGTTTTCTACAACATCGTCTACCACTTCTCTGGCAAAACTCTTAAATAATTCGATATCTCTACCTACTGCAAATTTTGGCATATTATCCTACATATAATTTTAAAGGAACTTTTCTTAACATTTCTTGGTGGTGTGTAGATTCATGTGCTTTATTTTCCATCACATTCTTTCTACTCATTTCTTCTAAATTTCCTCTAAGTTGTTCAAGTAACATATCTTTTTCAACTTGAGCTTCAGCTCTCAATGCTGCACCATCTAATTGTAATTCACCATCTGGAATTGGAACTGAACTATACTTTTCTCTAATTGCTCCTAATAATTCTTTTGCAAGTGCCAATGTATATTTTCTAATCCATTGTTTACCCACATCATTTATGTTTCTATATTGAATAAAATCATATGGAATGTCGGAATAGTCAGAAAGTGAATCAGCTTGAATAGTTTGTGAATCATGTTCAAATTCATCTCTACTAATATATTCAAAATAAACTTTGGTTTTTCCAATACCTGTTGGGACTGGAAATATTTCTAATTTATTATCTACTATATTAAAACTAAATGTCGATTTTCTAATATGGTCATTAAATTCAATTTGTTGCATTCTTAATACATCCTCATATATTGGCATCATTAAGAATTGTGCAGCAGGTGAAAAATTACCAAATCCTAACTCACTCATTAAGTTCAATGTACCTTGTGCACCTACTGAATATGGGTCAAAGAATCTTGTAATTGCAGGAACTGCTTCATGATAAACTTTTACTACATCTATTGTCGATGCTGAACCTGATAATGATGATGAAATACTATTTCCAGTTGTTGCATCATATGCATTATTTATTAAATCATATATTTGAACCGATGATGTTAAATTTACATATGCCTTTTTAATTGCAGTATTACCACCCACTCCTGCCAATGTACCATATTGTTGAGACATACGAACTGCGGTTGGTAAAAATGAACCATCTACCAATGTTTGTGAATAGTTTTCAACTTTACCTTTAGGTTGTCCTCTTAGAATATCAATATTATTTCTAATATTAAATTGATTGACTTGTGCTGAATATTCCGAAACTGATTCTTCAAAACACGCCCAAATTTGTTGATTATCTAATTCAATATTTACAATAGGATAACCCAACCTTCTAGCTACCCAAACCGAAGTTTTAGGAGCATCCAATCTAAAATCAGTATCACTATCATACAATCCAAATGGAGTTGCAGTTGACAATACTACTGATGATGAAAATTCCGATGCAGATGAACCCGTCCAATATGTGTTTACAGACATTACTTAAAATTTATAGTTTTACTACTATAAATATGAATTATATAAATAAAAAAGGGGAAAGTATTTCTACTCTCCCCTTTTCTTTTATTGTAAGTTTATTACTTATCTAATCTACTCAAAGATTAAAGTTGGTCTAAACCATCAATGATAACTTTACCGTAGAACTCAGGTCTAACGATTTTCTTAGCATATCTAGTCATAACACCTCTTCTTGGAGTGAAGTTAGTTGGGTCATAAACTAATGGAGTCATAATCAATGGTACATATGGTGCGTAAACTGCTCCTGTTTCGAAGAAGTTAGAACCTTTGAAGCCCATTAATAATACGTTCTCAGTCATATATGGGTTTTTGTAAACGTCATATCTGTTAGAGATAGAACCGATGTTAGAAACACCTGCTGCGAAAGATAAAGCATCTTTACCTGGGTTAGCAGAGAAACCATTCATTGATTCTAAAATTGTAGCTACGTTTGGAGATACAACGATAAAGTTTGCACCACCTCTCATAGTTAATTGGTGAATCTTGTTAGAAACTTTTTGTAATTTAATACCTAAAGTTTGATACCAAGTACTCTTAGTGTAAGCACCAGCTTGAACTGAATTAGAATCTACTGAGAATCCGTTTCCGTTCCAATCGTATCCTACTTTAGAAGACCAGTATTCAGTTGTGAAAGCATTTTGTTGTAACATTTCTAAGATTTCTAAGTCGATTTCTAAAGAGATGTACTCAGACAACATTTGAGTTAACTCAGCTTCAGCGTCTACACTATGGTAAGCGTTTAAGTCTTGAGCTAATTCTGGAGTCCAAATAGCTTTTAATTTTCTTGTCTTAGCAACGATAGGCTCAGATTTCAATTCTAATTCGATTTCTGGGATTGCTAAGTTGTTACCTCTATCTTCGAAGTCACCTCTTGAAGCTGCAGTTGGTTGAACGTGGTATGCTAAAGAAGCACCATTGTTACCAGTACCTAAACCTGTACCTGATACAACGAATTCAACGTTATTACCATTCTTAGTTGTGTACTGAGGGAAATAAGCTAAGCTTGAACCAGTCAACATAGTTAATTCAAATGCTCTAATACCATTGAAATCAGCATCACCTGGTAATGCTACTACAACTTTCTTCAAAGTGTTAGCTGCATAAGATGCAGAAACAGCCGTTACAGATAAATCGTAATCGATATCTCCTAAAGATGCTGAAGCTACTGAAAGAACTTGAGATGCAGAAGTTGCATTGTTGATAGTGTATCCGAATCTACCTGCACCATACAAACCACCTTCAGCTGCTTGAGTTGAACCTAATTTGTTACCTGCTGGAGATAAAGAATCTTTACCAAAAGTTCCACTATTACCAAATAATGAAGAACCAGTAAAGTCTGGGTTACCTGCTGGGTTTGAACCATATTTGAAGTCCATGTAGAAGATAAGACCTGAAGGCAAGTTCATTGGTTGTACAGAAACGAATTCTTTAGAAGCGATGCTTCCGAAAACTCTTCTTACCAATGGTAATGCCACACCAGCCCACTCTTCAGAACCTGCAGATGTACCTGTTCTTGTAGCTTCGTCTAATAATTGTTTTGCTTGGTTTTCTAACATTACTGCCATACCATGCTTTGTTGTTTCAGAACCTGCGTTCTCTAACAATCCTGTTTTTTCCCACTTAGCTTTCAAACCTCTTGTTTGCTCAAGCATTACTGATTGAGGGTTTGCGCCAGTCATAATTTGTTTTAAGTCCATTTTTAATGAATTTATTTGTTTTTGTTTATTTAATGATACCTGCTAATTTCTTAAATCTATCAGAGAAGTTTGCATTTTCAGAAATTACTTCTTTTTGTTCTGCAACTGCTGGCTTAGTAGATTTTGTTACTTTACTAGCAATTCCTTCTTGAATTGATTTTTTAGCGGTTTTGTTAGATGGTGTGTATTTGAAATTCTCTGCTAATGTAGAGTATACCAATTTAACTTCTCTAACTGAGTTTGTTCTATCCAAAGTTTCAATCACTTTCACTTTTTGTTCGTTAGTCATGTTGTGAGCTCTGAATAATTTATTAGCGAATAATAACTTAGCGTTTAATAAGTTTACTTCGTTAATAGTTTTTTGTAAAGATTTGATAGTAGAATATGCTTCTTCAAGTTCTTTCTCTTTTTCGTCATCTTTAGATTCTTCAGCTTCGTTTGTTAAGTCGGCTTCCATTTCTTTTAAGATTTCTTCTAAATCGATAACTTCATCTAAATCATCTTCTTTTTTATCATCTTCTTTAGCTTCTTCGTTAGTAGCTTCTTTTTCTTCGGTTTCGTCTTTAGCTTCGTCAACTTTTTCTTCTTTTTCAGTTTCTTCAGCTTCGTACATAGATTCTCCGTTTTCGTCAGAATCTTCACCTTCTAATTGTCTTTCTAACTCTTTTATGATAGAGTCTAAGTCCATATCATCTTCTGACATTTGGTCATCAGAATCCATATCCATAGAATCATCTTCCATGTCGTGGTCAGCCATATCATGGTCACCATCGTTATCCAAATCACCTTCTTCAGGTGCAATTGAATCCATAGAATCTTCTTCAGAATCATTACCGCCTTCTAATTCTGCAATTCTAGCTTTCAATTCTGCAATTTCTGCATCTTTGTCATCACCAGCCATAGCATCATCAGCAAATGGGTTTTCTTCTTCAGAAATGTCTGCTACTTTCTTATAGTCAGTACCAGCTTGTTCAGGTTTTCCAGCATCTTTCTTTACACCAACTGATAAATCAGTCATTGCATCTAAAGTTGGGTTTGAACCTGGAGTCTCAGCGTATCCAGCGTCTACTTTAGACCCGATACCAGTTGAGCTTAACTCTTCGTTTGTTGTTTCTTGTTCATCATCCATATCCATTTCTTCAGCTTCTGCTCTCATCTTTTGAGATAAGATAGATTGAAGTCTTGGAGTAAATGCTTCTTCAAGAGCCAACTTAGCGTTAGCTAATGCAGTTTCTTTAACGGCTTTAGCGTCAGCGATTGCTTCTTTCAATAATTTTGAATTTGCCATCTTGTTTTCTCCTTAAATTTTGTTGTGAAGTTATTCTTGTAGGGAACTCCAATGTAATTATGTTGATTGTTCGGTCACACCTTATAGAGAAGGGTATTCATTAATCAACGATGTCTTGTAATCTCATAATAAAAAATGAGATATTTGATAATATATATCTAAAATTTTTAGAAAACTAAAGAAAACTACTAAAATAGTTTGTTTTTCCTTATAGTTTCTTCTCTTTGTAACCTTTTTCTCTTAGAGGGTTTAGTAAAATTCTTTCTATCTCTAAGTTCTTCTATTTGTTTTGTGGACTGAACTTTTCTTTTGTAGTCCTTTATTGCCCACTCTATATTTCCACCTTTAACACTAACTATTAACATTTTTCTATTGTAAATTAACCAATTTGTATTTTGTTGAGTATAATAAAGTTACAACCGTATCTATATCGTTTTGTAACCAACTCATTTGTAATTTTTTCTCTTGTCTCAATTTTGCAACTGCTGCAATCAATTTGTCAAAATAACTGATTACATTTTTGACATCGTTGTTTGTATCTAAACCACTAACAGGTTGTAATTTAATTAAACCATATTGTCCTTGATATGCTTCTACTAATCCATCAACGATACCACCAATTGAATCATAGTATGCTCCCAATGCTAAATGTGCAGATAATGAACCAACACCTCTTTGTCCTAAATGAAATGAATGTGCCTGTGTTCTACTATGTAATAACAATGATGCTAGTTGTTCCAAATTCTTTTGTTTTATTTTATTCCCAATCTTTCTTTCATAACATCTTCGGAAATGTCTGCAATTTCAAAATATCTACCTAATACATTTCCCATATCTTCGTATAGAGCTTCTAATCTTTGTTGTTGTTGAGATGCTTCTTTAGCTTCTTTTTCAAATGCACCTTGTAGTTTTTTTAATTCACCCATATTTCTTTTAATAGTCACTCTATCAAACCAATCATCACCTTCTCTCAAAGTGTATTCTTGTGCAGCATCTGCAATTGCACCTAATGTTTCTGCAACTTGTCTAATGTCAGATTTTCTACTTATTCCTTCTCTATGTTGACCATATGTTGAAATGATTTCCAAAAAATGCTTCTTTAAGTTTGAAGGCAATTGTTGAAATTCTTCATTTTCTTTCATTAAATCTTTTAACTTTATCATCTTATTAGTTTAATTCTATTATAATTTCTCTCATCAAATCTTGTGACTTACACCACTTACCACACTCTTCAGCTTGTTTTGCCCATAGCTTTGATTCGTTCATAGGAGCCATAAATGCACCATGTGTTGATGGGTTTGATACAAAGTCCCATCCAACTAATTCAAAGTCTTCCTGAACTATTACCGTTCCGTCTCTCATATCTTTTACTGAACCTAATCCTCTACTACTAATACCTAAACGAATATTGTTTTTCAATAATTCTTTTAAGATGTTTCCAGATGGAGTTGAAAGTATTTCTACTACACCACATACATCATCACCTTCCCACCATATTTCTCTAACATTATGAGAAACATTCTTTAAGTTAATAACTGGAGAATCTGGATGGTCTAATTCACCCAATGCTCTTCTTTCTTTAATAAGTTGTTCGTATTTCTTACACTCTCTTTCTAAGATTTCTTTAGGATATCTTCTATGATTTTGATTTGGTGCACCAGCTCTTTGAAGAATCCCCTTAACTAAGTAAGTTCCGTTTTCTTCTTGAACCATCTTTGCTTCAAACAAATGTGTTTCTATCAATAATCCTTTACTCATTATTTCTTATTTCTCAATGTTTCCAAATCAGATGCTTCAATTTCACCATCACCGTCAGTATCTAACTTATGTTGGTTACCTACTAATTCTTCTGGTAAGTTTGATAATCTACCTTCGTTTTTAGCTTTATATGCTTTATCTACTGCAGTAAAGAACTTAGATTTTTGATTTGCGTCCATATCTTTTAAAGACTTATGTGTTCTTTTCAACATATGTCTAAAAAGTTTTTCGTAGTCATCTTTGGACTCATCTAATACTTCTCTAACTACATTTCTTAATTGTTCTAAATTCATTTTATTGTGCAATTTTTCTGATTTGTTGTTCTAATTTAAGTAATCTCTCTTTTATAGTATAAATATGTTTATTTGTCCTTTTCCAGAAATTTTGATTACTTACACCATTTTCTTGTTTTATTCTACCATACCAACCCATAAATTTTTCAATTTCTGCAAGTTGTTTGTTGATATTTGAAATTCCTTTGTTAACTTTTATATATGCAGGTGAATCTTCTTTTTTCAATTCTATCCAACGATTCTCATTAACTACACTATATCCGGTTAACTTTGCAGCTTTTTTTGCAGTTTTCTTATCACTACCTTTTTTACCAAATGCATTAGGAGTTTCATATCCTTGTACATTTGCAGTTGTATTCATCTCATCAATCATACCCTTAATTATTTCTTTAAGTTTATCGATTGATTCCGATTTTACTTTGTTTGGTAATCCTTTATGTTTAGTTGATGCAAAGTCTTTTGCAGATTTGTCGTCCATGTCAGATGCAACTTTTGCAACTTCTGGAGAAGGTGCATCCATATCACCTTTTTGTACGGCATGAACCATACCCATAAATCTTTGTTGTGCTTTACTTTTTGCTGGCATTTTGATAAGATTAAGCTAATACATAAACAGAACCACCATTGGTTACTGAAATACTTTTTACATAACAAGGAAAAGGTTCTCCTGCCGTTAAATGTGCTAATGAAATAGTTGTATTACCTTCTAAAGTAATCGTTCCAGTTACACCACTTACAGGCAATACACCCCACACTCTATCTATCAATGCGGCAGAACCAGATGTTACTAATTTTGCATTATATGCTCTATAATTTACACTCATAATTTTATTTTTTAATCGATTCTTTTAATTCACTTAATAATTCATAACTCATCATCATTGCAGATAAATGTTGTTCTTTAATCTTTTTTACAGATTTAATTTTTCTAATATTTGAAATTGTTTCTGCTAATTTAATTTTAGTAACTTTATCCGAAATTTTAGAACCTACTTCTTTTAATGAATCGACTAATTTAGTTACTTCTTCATTAACATATTGATTCAATTTACCTGTGTTATTGATGTTGTTAATATATTCTCTCAATAATCCCTTCTGTCCTTCGGTTAGATTTTTGTATTTGCTATTAAAAGATTCTACTAATAATTTGTATGATACTGCTCTTAAATCATCATCTTGTTTTCTATATTCTTCTAAAACTGCATCTTTTACTTTTGCATCTTTATTTTGAATAGATGAATTGATAATGTTTTCTGCAATAGTAAATCTAGACGAAACTATATCCGTTGGGTCAAATGATTCGTCAGATGTAACGGTTTCAAATATCTTGTAAATAGATGCAAGAGTTTTGTAGTTTGATATTGGAGATTTAATAAACTCATCTAAGTTATAAGTTTCCTTAATTTCTTTAATAAGAATATACTTTTCTTTTATAAGTTTTTTCTCATCAATCTTTTTACGAGCTTCCAATATCGTATTGATAAATTGTTCAGCCTTTGATTCCGAATTATATTTTTCGTTAATCAAATATTGATATAACTTTAGTTCTTTAGATAATTCTTTTTTAGAATTAAAATGTTCTTTTAAAATTTTTTCTGCTACTGATTTATTTGCAGACATGATTTCTGAAGTAATTTGTCTTACTAATAATTCAAATATGAATCCAGTATTTTTAAATTTAGAATGCTTTATTTTTTTCATCAATTGATATTATTTATCTAATATAAATATGTTTTTATATTAGTTTATTACTATTTATCCAAATTCTCTGTTAAGATTGTTTTTTTATTACCGTTCATATCTTTAAAAACTTCCAAATATGATATTTTTCTTGGTTTGTATGGTGTTGAACCTTCTTTTGATTTAAGTGTTTTAATACCCAATGGGTCTCTACCAGCAATGTGGTCATCTTTACCATATCTAACTGCGTCTTTTGGTCTACCTATTTTACTTTCACTTTCTAATTCGGAATTTATAGAATTGATTTCCTCCTCTACATCAGTAGGGCCTTCTGTACCTGTTGGTTTTGCCGGGTCCATTCCCTGAGTTTCAATTGAGTTTAATCTAAATGATTGTTTGGTATCTTCCAATACTTGAATGGCCATTTTTTCTTGTTCGTCTTTTGCCATATTTAAAATAGCATCATACATCCATTCTTTTGAAACCATTTTAGTTTGTTGCATTTGTTGAATCAATGCAACTTTAGAAGTATACAATTCAACTTTTTCTTGTTCGTATATCTTAGATGGGATTGTCAATTCTAATGTAAAGTTTGTCAATCTATCATCATCAATTCCTTGTGCATATAAATGGACAATTGCAATCTTTGTTAATTCCGATACGATTACTCTTTGTATTCTTTCGATAGTTTTTGCAAATCTAACATCCATTGCTGCAAGTGTTGCCTTACCATTTGTGTCCTCTTCATATCCTAAATATGCTTTTGGAATTTGTAATGCTGCCATAAACTTATTTTTCAAATAGTTGATGTCATCAATCATATTATATTCCAATCCTTTCAAAGTATCAATTGAAGTTCCATTATCACTACCTCTTACTGGCATGTAATAATCTTCAATTAAGTTTTGCATATTATATTTTAAATTATATTCACCAGTTCTTTCGTCAACAAATGGAACTTTTTTAGATGAGTTAATAATTTTTTGCATGTAGTTATCTACCTCATTTGGTGGAATATTACCAACATCCACTTTAAAGATTCTCTTTTCAGGAGCTCTCATTACTCTATGAATCAACATAGCATCTTCCATCAATTGTAATTGTTTCCAAACTCTTCTACCACCTTCAATCATAGATTTTCCGTAAGGTAAGAAATTTGAGTCACCATTCAATCTAAAGTGAGCTATTTCATAATTCTCATATTCTTTCTTAGGTGTAGATGATGGTCCTGAATATGGATTTTGATAAGGTGCGTACACAAATTTAACTCTTTGTGGATTTTGTGGGTCGAATCCTTCAACTCTACTCATTTCATATGTTGATAAAGGTAATACATTCACAATTCCCAATTCTTCCGCCATTTCTAATTGTAAATAAAAATCACCATACTTAACAAGATTCCTTGCCCATGGCCATAAATTAAATTCAACATTAAGAATATCGTAAAATAAATTTTCTAATATTTGTTTAATTTCTGCATCTTCGTGATGTATTTTTAAAACATTTCCAAATTCATTTCTAGCAGTACATTCATCAGCGTATACATTTAATGCAGCAGATAAAATGGGGTCACTATCCATTGAATCGTAATCTCTAAATAAATCAATACGAACCTGTTGGTATGCTAATGATGATTCTACTGTACCTGATGCATAGTTACTAACCTTCAATTTCATAAATCTGTCTACCAGATTCGTAGTCATATTTTGATACTCATCGGTATCAATGACTTTAATGCCTCTATCCGTTTTACGGACAATGGTATTTGTTGAAAATAATTTTTGTAACCTACTAAATATTGTTTTTTCTGCCATTTTAATATAATTCTATTTTGTTAAATATATGGAAAATTTTCGACTTTTCCAAATTTACCATTTTCTACAACTCCAATATCTTGCTTTTGTTCTTGGTCCTGGATTTGCACAATTGTGTCTAGCTCTAAAAGATTTTCTTGCTTTTGGATTAGATTTTCTTATTTTCATTGTTTTTTCACCCTTAGACGCTGCAGATGTTCCACCATGTCCAAAGTTTACTTTAACAACATTACCTGCTGGATTTTTTACATAAACTTTAAATTTCTTAACATCACCTCTCATTGGTTTTCCTAAAGGAACATTTCTACCTCGATATTCCGCTTCAGTCATACACTCACATGTTGCCTCAGATAGTTCTGTATTATATTCTCTTATAAATTTAATAAAATCTTTAAAATCATCATAATTGTCTACATCATATTCCTCTGGTTCTACTTTACCATAATTTACATCATCATCACTATTAATATCCTCTTTTACAGGTACACAATTTGGTACCATTTTACCATTTTTCATTTTACCACCTACTTCTTTATATCCATCCCAGCACTCACATAATGCATTTGATTCACCCTCATTACATTTTTTCCAGCCACCACCTTTTCCTTTGTAGTTTTTTGCAGCCCATCCATTTGCATAAGCTGATGGATAAACATCAAATTTAGACTTAGCTGCAGATTTAGATGCAGACCATTTAGCCGGGTCAGTTGGGCAATTCTTTTCTAAAAATAAATTTATTTTTTCTTCTATGTTCATAGTTTCATTTTTTGGTTTTGTTGAAACATATATTGGTTTTTTACCTTGTCCACTACTATCTTTACCACCTCTACCTGCTTTATTTTGTGCAGCTCTTTTTCTACGAGTTGCACTTTCTTTTTCTTTTTTACTCATTCCGGCAGCTTTTGCTGCAGGAACACATTTAGCATATCCACTCTTTTTTCCCGAAGTTCCACATGGTGGATGTTTACCATCAACTTTTTTGCCGATGTTTACCCATTTTTCTTTAAACCACTTATTTAAATCTTCGTTCATTTTACAATAGTTTCACTATATAAATATAAAAAAATTACTTAAGTAACCAAGTTAGATTTTCTTTCTCACCTTTACCTAAATCCATTTCATACGGATTACCTTGTTTTTGCCAATTTGAGGTGTATACTCCTGAATTTGTATTTATGGTAGTTGCGTTTAACATATTTTTTGTCAAATCTATTCCTTCTTGTTTCAAACGAAGTGCCGTATTACGAACCCAAAGTCCAATACCCAATGCCATAATAAGGTCATCATTATATCCCTTCATTGCTTCTGCTCTTCCATTTTGCCAAATGAATGTAAACATTTCATCTATCAATCTACTTGAACGAATTAGAATGTCTTTATCATTCATATATGTGTCTAATGCCGAAATGATAAGTGGACGAGTTTTACTGGTTGTAGAAAATCCTGCAACCATTTGTCTCTCATCTCTATAATATTTGTTTGACATTTGTCTTTCAGTATCAATATATTTCAAATCATTACTCATATAGAATAAGTTTTGATATCCTCTATTGATAATTTGTTGAATACATGCCCAACCTACATTTGAGTTTTCCACTACTAAAAGTGCATTATTATATTCGGTTGCCAATGATGTTAAGAAGTTTCCAA